GCGGGATTGACGAATGAAAGGAGAAAAGATGGATCACGCGCAATGGCTTGAGGAAAGAAGGCGCGGTATCGGCGGCAGCGACGTTGCTGCTATCATGGGACTTAACCCCTGGAAGACAGCGTATCGCGTCTATCAGGAAAAACGAAAGGAGGTTGACGACTGGCAAGGAAATGAAGCTACGGACTGGGGGAAGCGAATGGAGCCGGCAATCCGCCAATGGTATAGCGATGCGACCGGGCGTCCCGTGCGCCTTCCCGAGAAGATTTTGTATTACGACAAGCACCCCTTCATGCTGGCGTCCCTCGATGGTTTTACCGACGACCGGCGGATAGTGGAAATTAAGACGGCCAGGTCCGGAAAGGACTGGGGCGAGCCCGGCACGAACGAGATACCCGACTACTACATGCTGCAAGTGCAACATTACATGGTCATTACCGGCTTTGAGGTTACGGACGTCCCCGTTTCAATCGCCGGAAGCCCGCCAGAACTTTACGAGGTCCCGGCAGATAAAGAATTACAGGAGATGATTGTCGAGGCATGCGCCGCCTTCTGGCAACAGGTCCAGGATGGCAATCCTCCCGACCCCGTTACCTATGCCGACGCCGTGCAGAGGTTTGGCAAAAGTCCGGCCGTGGGGGCCGTGGTTGCCTCTGAGAGCGTTTTTAATGTTGTAAATGGCCTCCGAAACGTCCGGGCAAGGATTGAGCACCTGGAGGGCGAGGAAAAAGAGCTAAGGGGGCAGATCATCTCTGCCTTAGGTAATGCCGGGGACGTCCTGGTGGACCAGGATGGCAAGGCGCTTGTTACTTATAAGCTCGGGAATGGTCGCCGCACTTTCGATGCGAAGGCGTTTGAGAAAGACCACCCGGATCTGTATCAGAAATATTATCGAATCGGGGAGGCGCAGCGGCGTTTCCTCTTGAAATGACAAGGAGAAAAGCTATGGAAGAGCAAGCATTATACAATAATGCGCCGGTGGCTACGAGACCGAGTGTCAGTCAGGCGCTTGTGGAAGTGGAGCAACAGCGGGCCATGGCCGAAGTGCAGAGCGCCATTGTCCTGGCGAAGAAATTTCCCCGGAATCAGATCGAAGCATTGGACCGGATCACGACCGCCTGCCAGCGCCCCGGTCTGGCGGAGCAAGCTTTATATTCCTATGCGCGGGGAGGATCGGAGATCACCGGGCCGTCTATCAGGATGGCGGAGGCTATCGCGCAGAACTGGGGCAACCTGCAATTTGGCATCAAGGAACTGGAGCAACGCAACGGGGAAAGCACCGTCGAGGCGTTTGCCTGGGATGTGGAGACGAACACGCGGCAAGTGAAGATATTCCAGGTGAGGCACGAACGCTATACCAAAAAAGGCAGCTATCGTCTGGAAGACCCACGGGACGTTTATGAGATGATCGCCAACCAGGGGGCGCGGCGCCTTCGGGCCTGTATCCTGGGCATCATCCCCGGCGATGTCATCGACGCCGCTGTCTCTGAGTGCGAAAGGACCCTGAAGGCCAAGGCCGACACCTCCCCGGAAGCACTCAAGAAGCTGGTCGCCGCATTCGAGGCGTACAAGGTGACGAAGGAACAGATTGAGAAGCGCATTCAGCGGCGCCTGGACACCATTACCCCGGCCCAGCTTATCCAACTGCGGAAGATATATAACAGCCTCAAGGACGGCATGAGCGGCCCGGCTGACTGGTTCGAGACGATGGCGCCCGCCGAAGATGCACCGAAAGACGCGGCGAAGAACCTGAAGGACAAGCTCAAGGCGGCAAAGAACGACAAAGAGCAGGCCAAACCGGAGGAAGCTACCGCCGAGGAAGCCCTGTCCGGCGCCTGCCCGAACAACGGCGACAGGTTCAAGGCGTCCTATTGCTCCGGCTGCCCGAACCGCAAGGGATGTCCGGCGTGGTAAGCCCCGGCATCCGGGCGTTTTCAAGGAGGGTGTAAGACGGCATGGCGGGGCTTGGCATGGCTCGGCAAGGCCAGGCAAGGCAAGGCAGGGCAAGACAAGGTTTATAAGGAGGCCCATGAACCAACAAATCACAGAATCATTTTTACAGGTAGTCGCGGGGGACATCGAAAAGCTGTTGCTCGAAAACCAGGAAAGCATTGATTTCGCCTACAACAAAATTCCCGACGGCATCAAGCTGTCTCTCGGCATTTCCCTGGACCCGTCCAGCGGCGGGATAGTGGTCAACTATGACCTCGGTTTCGACCTGGAACCAAAGCCGGAGCCACCGGTAAAGCACAAGGTCAAGTTACGGCATGTCATTGATGAGGGCCAGCTTGCGTTTGACTACCTGGGGAAAGAGATGCGGGAAGGGCGGATGGAGATGAGGGGAGGGGAGGAGGAATGAAGTGTAAATCCCGCGGATTCTGGCCCCGAAGGAGGTTAGGGATGAAATCTCGTAGGTTGATTGAGAAAGCATGTGGCGAGCGAGGACTGCGCATAATGGAGTTGCGATACGATAGACACATTGGGTATGATTCAGGGGGATGGGAACTGGTAGTGGAAGATCCGTACGAACCTGGTTGCCTCATTGAGTATGTAGGGCATCATGCTGCGCATATTGTGTCAGACCTAGAGCGAAGATGGCGTACATTGATAGAAATGAAGGAGGACGCCGATGCTACCTGAATCCGACCGCAGATTGCTTACGGAGTTTTTGGGGGAATGCTGGCACGATGATCCTATATTCCGTGAGTATATACCAGGTGTAGAGCATATCCAATTTGTAGAGCTTGAATGTTCAAAATGCCATGGGCATTACTTGAAAAATCGTACCTTCACCACCTGGCAGGACACTGGCGACCTCAAGGAGCGGATAGTAGAGATGGGGGAGTGGGATGAGTTTATTGATTTTACCCTGGAAGAACATGGATCTCTTGGGCCAGTTTTTTCTAACGAAGCTAAATTCTACAAAGCCGACTACATTGACTGGCTCATGAACCCGATCCGCTTCCCTGAGCTGGTGGTGGGGTGGATTAAAGAAAGGGGGAGGGGATGAAATGTCAATACTTTGGATGTACACAAGAAGCAACAGTAAGAATACCATCAGTCAATATGATAGTGTGTGATGAACATTATGCGCTTAATGTGGTAAGATTCGGGTGCGAGTTTAAGTTTGAGGTGTTAAACAAGGAGGCCGATCATGATACACCTTGACATGTGGGGTATTTTGGGCATAGCTGCTCTATTTTTACAATAGGGTGGGGATGTGGGCAAGCAATAGCATTTTATCTTGCTGATAAGTGGAGAAAAGAGTTCATGGAGATTGAAACCATCCTGCAGAAAGCCCAGGAGATAAGCCCGGACCTTGCGGTAGTATATGTCGCCGTTGGCATCGCTGCCGACGGTGTGGCCGCGTGAGGTAAGCAGGTCTTAGAAATTGCGATAACTCGCTTCCGAAATTCTTTTGACTATATCAAATTTCATTTGATTCCCTTCGAAGATGTCCCTGGCGGTGGAGGGTGTCGTGTCTTTATTACGGCAGATATTCGGTCACGCGCAGGGTGGCGCGGGCTATGCCGCCGAATACGCTGCTGCTATTAAATGTCCTGTTGACATAAACATTGTACGACGCATTCGCGCCACCGTAACGGAGCCTGAAGGTAATTTGCGATGTACCGCCGGCAGTCATCGAGTACGTCATGTGCATGGGGCGCGGTACTCCTGCTGCTTGACCTCCTTCACCTCTGAATGTCGCGGTCAGGGCGTTAGCAACTGAATCCTTGAACAGCGCCATAATGAAATAATGGTAATCAATATCCGTAATCGGCAAATCAACTTCGACAACAAGCTTGCTGTTGGCGTTCGTGGGCGTAATGCTTACCGTCATAAGCTCCGCGCCCTCTGTGTTTTGCGGGATGGTGTTGTCCAGAGGGATTGTGGCGTTAGTGTAGTATTCGGAGGTCGTTGCTGTTTCGACGATCTGTGCCACTTTCCCGCCGCTTTGCCATTCCGGAGCCGTGGCGCCGGAGTTCATAGTGAGGACTTGTCCCGCTGTACCCTTGCCGAGGCGGGCGGCGGTGTTGGCGGCGGACGCATAGATGATGTCGCCTTGGGTAGTCAGCAATCCAGAGTTGATCAATGTGCCGGATACTGCTGGTAGGTAATGGGAAACATTGGCGCTCAGTGAATTGCCGGTGATGGTGTGCATATAGCTACCGGCCACGACGGACCAGCCCCCGCTGCCGAAATCCGTGCGCTGCGTGTTGCCCCACCAAATTTGATCCTGCGGATAGGTGCTGATCGTCGTCGTCCCGGTGCCGTAGATCCATTGGTACGGTCCCGCCATGACCGGCCCCTGTATGGT